ACCATAATGTCGCGAATATATTGTTCAGCTTTACCTTTTGGAAGATTACCAACGTCAATGTAAAATACTCGACGTTCTGGTGCTCTGCTGATTCGATAAATGACCGTAGCATCCTCAATCATTCTTAATTGATTGAGTGGCTTGATTGCTTTGTGTAAAAATGAAATGACGAATGTATTTTTTGCATCCATCAAACCTGAATTAATATTGATTACAGATTCGGGAGCAATTCTTAATCCTTGATTTGCTGCTGCGGTAAAAGACTGAGTGGTTGTGCCTCGATCATTATAGATATAATATTCGGCTATGGATTTAATTATTTCTGCACCAGTCTTTGGATCTCTTCCTTTTTGAACTTCACGAACTTTACGAATCTTTCTCGGATCGATATAGCGAAGTTCTTTAATACCTTCTTTAGGATTATTCTCATTTACAATTACATGATAATAAATTCTTCCGTCAATATACCAACGTCTGAATATATCATCAGCTAAATTTGAGAAGTTTAGCATTTTTAAAATGTTGTCAAACTCTTCTCGAATTTTTTTCTTAATGGATTCTGGTTGCTTCAAATCGTCCATAATAATTTCAACAACTCTTCCATCTTTGTCATGTGAAATTGCTTCATCGACGATTTCTGTAATTGCTTGATCACATTCCGGATGATTCGACATCTCTCTATAACGAGTTATAAGTTCTAGTTCATTACGAACAGAACCTTCTAGGTCAATATAGGTTCCAAAATGTGCATTTTGTGTGATGGTAACTGCACCATCGTCGAGAGAATCGGTAGGTAAAGCGAACGAGGCCTGTTCAGGAATTTCTTTCTGAACTATATCTTTTTGCCCTAATGTGAAACCAAATAGTTTTATTGCCACTTATTTTCCTTTTTCATTATTAAAAAGGAGGAGCAATTGCTCCTCCCTTATCAAACTACTGCGTCCTCTATTGATTCCCACCACTGATATGTCAAGTTGACTGAGAATTCTTCGATGGTATCGTTAGAACCCCAATCAACATCAATAGCGGAAATGTCTGTTGGAAATAAGCCAATAAATTTATATTTTTTGAGAATGTTTCCTGCTTTCCCATACTGACGAACTTCACCATCTACGCTATAACCTAAAGCAGTTGCAGCAGCAGGATTTCTAACATTCAAACTGTGGCTATTAATTCCATTTAGCCATCTTTCAAAAGCATTACGAATTACAAAGTCTTCATCATTGATAATTGTGACTGTCCAATCTGTGAAGGTTCTGTTACCAGCAAATTTAAGTTCGCGACCGAAGTATTGAACTGGAACAGCACCAATAGTAGAACCAGGTAACTGAGCAGTCTTACACATGAACGACATTTTTGTTTGTGCATTTCCTGGCAATGAGAAGGCTGGGAAAGGAAGCGTAACCTCAAATAGATTTGGGCGTGCTCCATCTCCCTGCATCTGAGAGCGGAATTCGTTAATGTTAAAAGCCATTTAATTTATCTCCTATCTCTCTTATTTATTAGAATCTTCCGACAACTTCTTCAAACGCAACACCCGTTCTAACAGCAACGAAATTGAGTTGAATAAAGTTAATCGAACGAGCAGGTTTAATATAGATGTCACCGATAAATTCATTGCGATCAATAACTTCAGGTGTGTTATTTGTAATATCGCAAACAACACGGAAATCATAAATGCCGCGGCGACCCTGGACTTCTCTTAGGTATGGCTCAACAAGATTTACAAAGGCTGCGCGAGTAAATTCATCATTGAATTCAAACAGAGATGAACGTGCTGCGCGAGCAATAGATTTCTCAAGAACAATAAACAAACGACGAACATTGATTCTGTCAAATGCACTTGGTCTGCTTAAAAGAGTCTTATCGCCATATAGAATAGTACCTTCACCCGGGAAAGTAACTACAGGATTGACACCAACTTTGTACAAAGCATCTCTATTAGCTTTGGTTGGATTCCATGCTAACTTAACAACATTCTTGATAATTCCTCTGTTTACGCCTGCTGGTGAGAACCAAGGATCACGCTCACTGTCGGTACGAGCGCAAAGCCCTGCAATGTCTCCGTTTAATGGAATCCAACGATAAACATCGTTATATTTGTCGTATTGGTATTTCCATCCGCTATCCATCACTGCATAGGAAGATTTTGTGTAAGTTCCAGCAGTAGAAGCAACATCGGTATCTTCACTGCCAGAATTGTCAACTACATCACTAAATTCTGGTGAAACAAACACGACACAATCTTTTCTCGATTCTGCTATACCAATTAAATAATTTGGTGTATCGGTACCAGTTGTTGCTCCTGCCATCAGAAGAGATACATCTACAGAGTCAGGATTTTCAAACAAATCTAAAGATGTATTGACATTAGCTGCCGAAGCTACAGCATCTACACCACCAGCTAAGTTATATATTGCATTAGCGGCAACAGGTGCTGAGGTATAACTTGCGATATTGGTTGTTGCCTGTCCCCAATTCGTATTACCTACATGCCCACCCCACCAGATATATTTTGATCGACTATTTAAAACATCTTTATAATAGTTGCTTGATCCATCAGAATTTTTAGCATCACTCGCTTTAGATACATAACCAAATTTTTCAAGAACAGTATTCGCTGTTCCAGAAATTGCTCCGGATCTATCAATTACAATAATATGTAACTCATCATCTGTTGAACTATTTCCGGAAGCATAAGCAGAAGTTCCTGGTGTAGAATCGAATTGGTTTTCATATGTCCAACCAGAATATGAAGATGAATCTACGAAAGAAACACGTATCGAATTTCCTAATGTTCCTGGGTATTTTGCGTAAAATAAGTTTGCGGAGTTAGCACTATGATTTACAAGATAATCATTTTCGTTTTCAATCAAGACTGGAGTTCCGGTGGAAATAGTAGCGTTTAGAGCACCACTTCCAACTGATCTGATAACTCTTAAATCTGTACCATATGCAAGGAAGTTTGCACATGTGAAAAATGCATTTGCTGTATTATCATCAGGTTTACCAAAAACCTGTGCTAATTGGAGTTCGTTGTTGATAACCGTAACTTCGTTGACTGGTCCCCACTTGAAATATCCAGCAAAACCACCCACGGTAGTTGCAACAGACGGTACAACTGTTGTCAAGTCTACTTCGGAGACATTAACTCCTGGTGACAGTTGAAAAGCCATTTTCTGTTCTCCTTATTTTATAGAACTTTTTTATTTTCCTATTTATTATTTTAGAAAGTTGAAGGTATATACCCACGATTTCTTACTGTTGTCCACAAATCTCTTCCATCAGATTCTCTTTCTTCTTGTAGACCGTCATTTAATTCACCTATAGGCAACATTTCTTCTTCTAACTGAAGATTTCTTTCTTCTAAAAGTCTCTGACGAACATCTGAATCCGTCAATTCTCTGAAATAGCTTTGAACTGTTAACCAAGAAAACAATACTAAAGTCATTACAATATCATCATTATTTCCTTCTTCTGCCTTGTACGAATCTTTATCTCTTACAAAAGTATTAAATTCTGCGATGGTATCAAAATCATTCGTAACTAACTTATCCGTTTCAATTAGAGTTTTTAAGTTAGCACATCCTATTTTCTTTACCGATTTGGATGTCTTAATTCCATATGATGCTCCTTTTTTAAATCCTGATGCTATATGAACACCTTTTATGTCGTGACTTTCTATTCTGAAAATGTTTTCATACTCTAAATCATAATGTAAAATGTCAACAACTTGTTGCCCAACATTATTTGTTTCTACAAGTATAAATGCTCGATTATATCTATTCGCTATATTATAGACATATGTAGGAAAAATCAAAGGTGATATCTTATTGTCTCTATATTTTGCAACGTGCTTATAAGGAAGCTCGGTCACATCCAATATTGAAACAACGGAATAATCTCTATCAACTCCTTCAGCACAATCTACTATAGCAATATACGTATGCCCTTTCTTAGGTTCTTCGTAGATATCTATATTTTCTTCTTTTTTAATCGGATTTGTGAATACTAAAGTTTTAAGTTTAGCTCCAGGAATTAATGTCGCACTTGATCCTATAAATTCAGTTTCAAATTCTTGTCTGAACTGTTCTTCGCTTGTGTTGCGAATGGTTTCTTCTCTCCACTTTTCATCTCTTCCTGGAACCATCGACCAATGAACTTCAAAAGGAACATAAAGTGAACGTTTCTCTACGGCATCCGTCCACATCTTATAGAACTGATTTAGACCATTCGGTGTTGAGACAATGATAACTTTGGTTGTATTACCTGAAGATATAACAGGGTACGTAGCAGTAAAGAATTCCACTGCCATGTTTTGTGGGACGAAGGCAAATTCATCTAAGAAAATTAAATTGTAAGAACCACCTCGAACACCTGAAGAACTTGTAGCATAAGCAGAAATTTCGGAACCATTTTCAAGAACAATGTTGCCTTTATTCCACTCCAAAATTCCTTGTTGGAGCCAAATCGGAAGAAATTCATAAGCATACTTTATTCTTCCTAAAATATCTCTAGCAAGATCACCTTTATTCGCTAAGATAGCAATCTTATAATCATCAGTAAATAGAATCGACCAAAGCATGAATGCTGCAACGGTAGTAGTCTTACCTACCTGACGAGGCATCTTACATATGGAGAAACGATTACTATGAAAACCTTGAACCATTTCCTCTTGGAAAGGCCACATTTCAAAAGGAACAAGACCTTTATCTACGTTAACAATTCGAACGTACTTTTTGATAAAGTAAAGAGGTTCTTTAATACATTTAGTAATCTCAATTAGTTGATCTCGGGAGTATTCAATTTCTACTCCCGATCTTTTTAAATTTGGATTACCTAGATAGCCACCTGCTGACATTACTTAGTTAAACTCTTCAACATCCAAGCGTGTTTTTGATGTGCATCTAAAAGTTCTTGTAGAAAGTTGCTTATCGCAGACTCATCAGCAACATCAGCAGCAGCAATACCCGCTCTCAAATGAAAAATATATTTGTCATTAGATTGTGCTAAATCTCTTAACATTGTCATAGCATCAGGAATATTTTCGTTTTCCAAAACATCAGACAATTCGTGTATTCGTGATAAATTTGCTGGAGCATAAGCACCCAACATACGGATCTTTTCAGCAATCAAATCTGTTTGATTCCAAACGGCAGTATAAAATTGCCCAAGAAAATCGTGGTATTGTAAAAAGTCCGGACCTTCTACATTCCAGTGAAATGAATGTGCCTTAAAATAAAGACCAAAATTTGTTCCTAAAATGGTTCTCATTTGTTCAATTAAAGTTTCCATTTTTATCCTATCTGTTTTATTTGTTTAATTAAATCTGCTGTAGATCCAACGAAAACTGCTTTGTCAACATTGACAACCGAAGTCTCTTTTACTGGAACTAAATCTCTTTTCTTCTTTTGCAATTCAATCAAGTCTTTATTGATATCAGACATATTTTTTATCAAAGTGGCTGCAACTTCATATGCTCTAGGATGATCCGTTGCTTTTGCTACTTCTAATATATTGTCTACTGCAATCTTACCTTTTTCTGCTAAATCTCTTATATTTTGTCTAGCGAATTCAAAATCTGAATCTACTTCTGTAGGTATCACTTCTGGTAAAGAAGATTCTCCTTTACCTAAAGGTTCGATATCAAATAATCTGGATAAATTTTCATCTGTTTTTTTCATGATAAGTTATTGGGAAATTCTTCTATGGTTTCAATAAATCCAAAATCATCATCTGGTGTAGCACCAAAAGGATCAACTTCAGTTACTATAGACACACTTTTTATTGGATTCAAATCTATCGTATCAACAGTATATGTGGCGTTCGAAAAGTCACCTACAACAATATCATTCTCTTCTAAAGATTCAGACATATCAGAAACAACTAAAGTTCCTATGCTGTTATTTGAGAAATAAACAACTGTTCCTGTTTTGTTTTTTGAAACTACCCGAATAGTTTCTCCTGTAGTGTAAACACCATTACCAGTATTCATATCAACATAGACTTTTTGTATATTTGTATTTCTACTGTCGGTATAAATGTTAGTGTTTGCTCTCTTTATTATCTTATCGTTACCAAAGTTAACAGGCGGAAATATATAACCTTTCATCGTGAAAGTTAAGTTCCAGATAACTAAGCGAGTTGATGACATATCTCCTTCATATTCTATTTGAGGAGAAACTGAATCTAAAGTGATAGGTAAGTCAAATTTTCTTCCCAAAGACGGAATCAAATCTGCTGTAACCGTAAAGTCAGGTGTAAAGAAAGGTAAAATCTGTTCGAGTATCTGTGTACCATCTTCTTGATTTCTTACGAAAATGCTCAAGTCGAATTCGAAATTATATGGTATCGGAGAATACTGAGAGTTTACGGAATTAGTAACAGAATTAACTGCGAAATTTTTATTCAGAGTATTCATCTTTCTAGATGAATCGTAGTTGATACCTACCAAATCGAATGCAATTCTAGGTACATAAACATTTATTGATTTCGTCAAGTCTGGGTCGGAAAATAAACGAGTTATATATTTTTCTTTTGAACCATAAGAAAGCGGAACTCTAGTTCTCTCGAATTCTTCCGTACCTGCTTTGTTATATCTGACTAAAGTTATATCATTGAAAAGAGTTCCGAAAGCAGTAATCATCTTTCGAATTGTTCTATTATAAAAATGTGAATTTCCTAACATTATGCCTCACCAAAAGGATTTTTCTCTGTCCAATCCAAAATAGAATCTGCTTCAGTTTCAATAATTTTATTATCTGAAATATCTTCAAATACATTTTCATCAACTTGTGTGTCGGTATCTGCAAGTAGTACACTTCTGAGTGTCGAACTTGTATTACCTTTAATTTCACCTGTATTAAAGGTGCCTTGAATTCTTATTACATTTACGTGAGTATGTGGCTCATAAGAATGAACGATAGCTTGAGCGTTCGCTGTTGCTAATGTTGTCCCTTGATAAATGATTTCACCGGGAACAAACGATCCTGTACTTGCTGGGAACACAGAATTATTAGCTAAGAACAATCTGGTTCTACGATATTCGTCAAATGCTTGACCATCCACTTCTTCAACACCAGTTGAAATAATCTCTTCACTGAACACATATTGTTTCATCTTCAACGCATAAACATAAACATTACCTCCGCGACCTCTACCTAATGTGTAGAACATAGCTTGGTCGTTTTCGTGCTCAACAAAAGTAATCTCGAAAAAGTTTTGCACAAGAGGGATGTATACCAAATCACCTTCTCTAGGTCTTGTAAGTGGCACAGTATATTTAAATCTTCTTCTTGAAACTAATAGTGTAACCTCATCTCGAATTTCTAATCCAAATTTTGAAATGAAGTCACCTTCACCGTCCATGCCTGTGACGTTTTCCATATACATCTCAAGACCATGTGCAGTTCTATATTCTTTTAATGGATCTTCACCATAAAGCATATCGACTTGATCACGACTTGTTCTAGGTAAGTAATAGACATCCATGCCATGAATCTGCATAGCTTCAATGACCAAATCTTCAACTAGTAATTGCTCACTAGTTATTTGATGTTGTGGAAAATTATTGAAATAAAAATTAGTAGGCATATTAACCTATGAATATTTCGCTTGGCATGGAAAGAGTGCTCTTTGCATCTTCTTCCAGCGATTCAATTTCTTCTTTAGCTTCTTGCATAATTCTTGGACCATCAAGCGTCACACCACCAGGCATTTGAATACCTGCAAATTTACTTAGGTTTGAACCCCACTGATATTTGATTTTAGCTGTAGCATATGCTTTTAAAAATCTATCATTCCAAACATCCGGAAATCCTGTCACAGTCATTGCATTTCCGCTGGAACTTGTGGCATACGATGAGCTAACATTCAAAGAAGTGTCACTATCTATTGTTATAATTCTTTTTGATTCATTAGCAATTACGATTTCATCACCAATTGAAACTTCGGAAGTAAATGACGTTCCGCTACCCACAACTGTATTCGAAGAAGTAGAAATCGTTGCGGTTCCAGTTAAAGTTTTATTGTCTGGTGATATGTATCTATAACATTCAATGATGATATATTCATCAGGTTTAACATCTCTCGTCCAATCTATATCAAGATACAACCTGTCCATCTTTCTATTGAATCTAATTTGAGGTGTTCCAGAGAATAAAAGATTCAAAGTTCGAATATGTTGCATTGTAATTTCATACGAAACATAGGAAACAGAGGTAAAATCGTAAAGGTCGTGTAATCTAAGTTGATATCTCAAATCAAACATATTAACTGACGAATTCGATTGATCAAACGGCAAAATACCAACAATAAATTGTATTGCATCTGGGCAAGGAATCCACTGACGATCTATATCAGTCTGTGTCAACTTGTGTTTCAAATACATTTGCTGAGTGCCGTCATAGTGATAATCATTGAAAAATGCTAGTGCATCATCAATTCTATCTTCTACCTGATCGTCATCTACGTTAATTTGAATAACAGGATGACCTAAACGGCGCAAGCAATAGTCTCTAAACTGCGATCTTGTTGTTATTTTTGCCATATAATACCTACAGTTTTATGAGGTATTTATATTCTCAACGGACCAGGTAATCTAGGCATACCTTCTTTTATGGCTACAAGCCAAGCGTCCGTGACGCAAACGTTAAGATTTTTCAGCCAATCATTAGGAAACCATGTTAGTTTTCTATATTCCTGAAATCGAATAGTTTTGTTTTCGATAAAATTGGCCAGATATGCGTCTGTGTAATACAAGAAACTATTCTCATTCCAATAACTAACATGAGTGGGATCCTGAAATGCACCTCTTCCGTCTGTACTTGGAACTTGAATAAAAGCCCAACCTCCAGGAGCTAAAACTCTATGAATCTCTTTCATTATTTCAGTTTTGTCTTTTAAATGTTCAAGAATATGACTGGCATTAATGACTCCAACAGTGTTGTCTGGAAGAGGAATGCCATTATTTAAATCGTGAACGATGTCTGCATCCGATCTTAAATCAATTGCAACATAATTAGGATAAGGATTCAATCCTCCACCCAAATCTACACACAACAAATTCTTGTCTTTTGCATCTTTTTCAGCTAGTTTCTGTGCATACTGAGCAAACAATTCTACAGTCTTAACTTGAATCGCTTCGTTTCTTTCCAACCAAGTATTGTTTCCTGTGATTCTATAAATGTAAAGAACTTTAGGAACTCGTTTCATTTTTGTTGTTAGATATGTTCGAATACAAAGTTCATGATCGTCACAAATTGAAAGGGTTGGATTGTGCCCTCCGATCTTTTGATAAACTGATCTTTTCCAACTTCTAATATGATCGGGAGCATACCAAATATATCCTAGAGAATGTGAAGAGGGTTCAAAACTATCCATCGCAATTAATTGCTTGCCTTTCCAATCAAATGTTCTGTGTGTCCATCCATAACTTTGATCATAAGGAACAAATTCATCTTTCATATGAAGAACAGCATTATCACTGTAAACAAAACCTACATCAGGTTCTTGGAAAGCAATAAACAATTCTTGTAAACAATCCGGTGTCAACAAATCATCATGATCAACTTCAACAAGAATGTTGCCGGTACCAGAGTTAAAAGCTTTATTCTTAATTGCTCCAACTTTTGTTTCACCACTTCCATCATAAAAAACTTTTACTTTAGGATCTTTTACTATTACTTCAGGTAAAAAATCTTCTGTGCATTTATTGTTTAAGTATAGAACCCATTCCCAATCTGTGTATGTTTGTGCTTTAATTGTGTCGTACAACTCAAGCAAAAAATGAATATTATTAGGGTCGTGTTCAGGTGTGATAATGCTAAATTTCATAATATACTCACTCAAAGAAAAATAAATGTGTCAATCTTCCATTTTGTTCATTTTGCCCAAAATAAGGACCAGCAGAATGAATCGTTCTCGCATCCATAATTAGAAGTCTATTGTATATATTTCCAATATTATCGACAGTATCG